AAATAGCTATTCTTGTAGCAGAAGCTGTGCTTCCTCTTTTCGAAGAAAAGCATCCAGAAAGTAAAGCTCCCAGAGAAGCTATAGAAGCAGCCAAAGGCTATTTAGAAGGACATATAAGCTTAGAAGAGCTGGAAGCAGCACGAAAGGCTGCTTATGCTGCTTATTATGCTGCTGCTGCTGATGCTGCTGCTTATTATGCTGCTGATGCTGCTTATGCTGCTGCTGATGCTGCTGATGCTGCTTATGCTGCTTATTATGTTGCTGATGCTGCTGCTGATGCTGCTTATACTGCTTATTATGTTGCTGATGCTGCTGCTGGTGCTGCTGATGCTGCTGCTGATGCTGCTGCTGCTGCTGGTACTTCTTCTGCTTCTGCTGCTTCTTCGAAGCAATACACAGCAAAGCTAGAGCAGATATTAGCAGATTTTATTAAAGAATCACTATAAAACAAATAAAATGAAAACAACATTTAGCAAAGAATTCTTATTAGCCAATCACGGCTGTTATACAGAAGCGAAGCTTCTTGAGCTACTGGGAAATAGAAAAAGCGTTAAAGCTTCTACTATATTGAAAAGTTCCATTCCCCTAAAGGATAAATATTGGTTCTTCTGCTATAATGTGTTCTCTCCGAAGGAGAATAAACAAATAGCTATTGCTACAGCGGAAGCTGTGCTTCCTCTTTTCGAAGAAAAGCATCCAGAGGACTTACGTCCTCGTAAAGCTATAGAAGCAGCCAAAGGCTATTTAGAAGGAAGTGTAAGCTTAGAAGAGCTGCAAGCAGCACGAAAGGCTGCTGCTGCTGCTTATGCTGCTTATGCTGCTGCTTATGCTTCTGCTTATGCTTCTGCTTATGCTGCTTATGCTGCTGCTTATGCTGCTGCTTATTATGCTGCTGCTGCTGCTGTTGCTTATGCTGCTGATGCTGCTGCTTCTTCTGCTTCTGCTGCTTCTTCGAAGCAATACACAGCAAAGCTAGAACAGATATTAGCAGATTTTATTAATGAATCAAAATAGCATTATGAAACAATTCACAAGAGAGTTCTTATTAGCCAATCACGGCTGTTATACAGAAGCGAAGCTTCTTGAGCTACTGGGAAATAGAGAAAGCGTTAAAGCTTCTACAATATTGAAGAGCAGCATTCCTTTAAAAGACAAATATTGGTTTTTTTGTAAGAAAGTGTTTTCTCCGAAGGAGAATAAACAAATAGCTATTGCTGCAGCGGAAGCTGTGCTTCCTCTTTTCGAAGAAAAGCATCCAGAAAGTAAAGCTCCCAGAGAAGCTATAGAAGCAGCCAAAGGCTATTTAGAAGGACATATAAGCTTAGAAGAGCTGGAAGCAGCACGAAGGGCTGCTGCTGCTGCTGCTGATGCTGCTTATGCTGCTGCTGCTGCTGCTGATGCTGCTTATGCTGCTTATGCTGCTTATTATGTTGCTGATGCTGCTGCTGGTGCTGCTTATGCTGCTTATGCTGCTGATGCTGCTTATGCTGCTGCTTATGCTGCTGCTTATGCTGCTTATGCTGCTTCTTCTGCTTCTGCTGCTTCTTCGAAGCAATACACAGCAAAGCTAGAGCAGATATTAGCAGATTTTATTAATGAAAACAAAAACAAATAATGACATCAGTAATCCAAGACAAAGAATTTATAGACTCCCTATTCTCTAGGGATCTATTAGAAGAAGCAATAATGTGGATGCAAAAGAACCTATCTCCAGGTGATGTATTCACAGAAGACCAGCTACACGACTGGGCAATTGATAATGACTACACGGAGGCTGGATCATGACAACAATATACAAAGGGTACAAGCTCGAGGTTAACAGGGAACAGTGTATGGCAGGTTATAGTATGTTATTTTTCAACATTACAAGAGAGAAAGATGGCTATGAATGCCTTAGCAGCTTTGAAGATAGTGCAGAGAAAATAAGAGATAAAATTAATGAGCTCAAAGAAAGAGTAGATAACGAATTAAAAGAAGAAGATCCATGGATGGAAAAGGAGGGCTTATGGTAGGCAAACAACTAATCTCCTCCGGAGCCCATGGCTCCGTCTATGACAACGGAGATGGAACGGTGACTAAAGTAACTAATAATGAAGCAGAGGTGGAATTATGTGGATGGTTATCAGATATCAACTTCAAATATGTTGCCAACTGTTATGACGAAGAAGATTATACATATCATGTAATCAGAAAAGAATGGGAGATAATAAAAGAAAAAATAGACCATTGGGTCCTGCTTCCCTACCAGCTAAAGCATCTGTCTAAGCATTGGGATGATTCCCTTCTCAACTCCCAGGAGTTGTTCGACTACATAAACGAATACCTCAAAACCGGAGACAAGGCTTTCCTGGCCTACCGAACTCCTAATAAATTCATAGACTACCTATACACCCTTAAAAGCAAAGGACACGGGGCAGATATGGCCAATCTATTCGGACAGCTAGAAGAGCTGGTACAGGAGCTGAAGGATAATGACATATACAACATAGATTTTAATGAGCTCAACTTTGGATACAAAAACGATCACCTGGCTCTATTCGAGTTGGGGGGTGCTAAAATAAAACAGAAATGACAAACGATTACATAGACAGCTTATGACAACAGATCAATTATTTCCAGAAACTACACCAGAACAAAAAGCACATGATATTCTACAGCACTGCTGGAGTATTATAGGAGGGCCTTGGGAAGGGCAGATAAAGCATAATTGGCAAAGGGTGCAAACTGAAGAGCTGGCCTTGTATATGGTAAGAGGTATAATACGGGATAACAGGATAAATGTCTTTTATCACCATATTGCACCAGATAGGCTGGTATATTGGAAACAGGTTCTTAAAATATTACAAGACTATGACACCAGAACAGATACAGCAGGAGATAAATAAGTGCTACGAAGATCCTGTCTACTTCTACAATACATACACTACACAGGGAAGACAACACCCTGTAACACAGGAACACTATGAAGTGCTGATTAAATTGGCAAATAGCCCTGTGATACTAAGAGGTAGACGTGGCAATTGGATGGAGATTAACTAACGGAATAAAAGAAAAATAAAATATGGGATTAGGATCATTAGGTGAATTCGGAAAAGCATTCCAGATAAAGGTGTTGTATAGTCTATTAAATGATAAACCCTTTCTACAGAATTTATCAGACATATTATCAGAAGACTACTTCGACTCAGCAGCACATAAATGGATAGTGGGATATACTTTGAAATACTTTACTCAATACCATGCATGCCCTACAATAGAAGTGCTTGCAGTAGAAGTAAAGAAGATAAAGAACAATGATGTATTAAAGATCTCAATTAAGGAAGAATTAAAACAAGTATACACTGGTACCATTGAGGACATCGAATATGTAAAGGAAGAGTTTCTAAACTTTGTAAGAAACCAAAAAATGAAAGAAGCCATCCTTAAATCGGTAGATTTAATGGAGCAAGGCTCATTCGAAGAAATACGTAAGGTGGTAGATACAGCCCTGAAAGCCGGACAAGGTAGAGAGGTAGTACATGAATATGAAAACGATGTATACACAAGATATCACGAAGATGCTCGTAATCCGGTGGGTCTTCCATGGGCTACATTAGAAGAAAGAACGCAAGGAGGCCCCGGGGGTGGAGATTTGATGTGCATTGTTAGTAACCCAAAAGGGGGCAAGTCTTGGGCCTGTATTGCAATTGCAGGTGAAGCTGCCAAAAAGGGTATAGATGTTATGCACTATAGCCTGGAGTTATCAGAAGCTTACACCGGTAAAAGGTATGATGCCTACTTCACAGGCATTGACGTAGATCAATTAGATACTAACCTGGATGCTATCACAGATAAGGTGAAGGAGCTTAAGGGTAAGATACGTATTAAGAAATTTCCTCCAGCTAAAACTACCCTGTTAAATATTGAAAGCCACTTAAGGCGTATGAAAAACCAGGAAGGCTTTGTCCCTGGCCTCATTATCATTGACTACCTGGAAAAACTAGGAAACAGTCGTATAAGAAAGGATAAGAACGAGGATGCATCCGATGTATTCACAGAAGCCAAAGGATTGGCAGAGCTACTAAATGTACCTATCGTATCTCCGGCTCAAGCTAATAGAACAGCAGAGGGTGTACTAGTGATTAAAGGGAGTCACCTTGCCGGCACATATGAAAAGTTTATGATCGCAGATATCATCGTTACAGTGTCTAAGAAATCAAACATCTGGTATATCATGGGGAATAGATATGGTGATGATGACGTTGCATTCAAGTCAACCTTCAATAGAAAGAATGGACACATTGTCATAGATAAAGAAGAGTATAACGAAGAAGATGAAGCAGAGCATGTAGAAGAAGTAAAAGCCTCCGTAAGACAGAAGTTTAGAAAGCTAGAGGATTAGCATAAGTATCACACAAGCCCCCTTCACCCAATAAATTCCACAACTAATTGGGGGCTATTTATATCTCCAGCTATTCGGGGACAATTAAAATAAAACATAGAATCAGAAGATGAAGAAAGGTAAAAGGTTTTTAAGTGATTTAAAACTATACTCAGACTATTTCAAATGGAGAGAAAATTTAGGAAGATATGAAAACTGGGAAGAAGCTCAGGAAGATATAATAGAAGGTCACCGGTTACAATACTTTGTACACAATGATACCTTAGAACCTTATTTACAAAGTGCACTAGAAAGCCAGAAGTCTCAATTAGTACTGGCCTCACAAAGAAGTTTGCAATACAGATCCAACGAAATATATAAACATAATGCTAGGATGTTCAATTGCTTGGGAGTTGAGACTGAATTTATAACAGACAAAGGAGCTACCTCTTTTAGTGAACTATCCGAAGGAGATGAAGTTAATGTTTGGACTCACAAAGGTAGATGGAGAAAAGGGATTGTAAAAAAGTATGGTAAGCAAATGTTGAATACTGTAACATTCAAATATGGTAGTGTTGTAAATAAAGTAAGAGCTACTAAAGATCACAGATGGATACTAAAAAATGGGACAGAAACATCAAATCTAAAAATAGGTGACACATTAGTACGTCCCACACCTTTATATACATTTAAATATGAAGATGCTGAGCCATTTGAAAAGTTGTATTGGTGTTATGGGTATGTATTTGGTGATGGCACTAAAGTTATGGATAAAAATGGTATTCATAAGCATAGCATGGTTAGACTGTGTGGAGACCAAATTAAGTATCTCCCCCGTTTTGAAGAAATGGGCTTTAAATCAAGCTCCCCCTTATCTATAAAAGGAGATATAATAGTCTACACAGGTAAGTATTTAAAGACAATACCTAATATAAATGCAGAAGATTTGAACATGACACAGGCATTTCTAACAGGGTATTTAGATGCTGATGCTCAAAAGAATAACAATTCTTATGGAAAGTTATATAATAGTATCCAGTCATCAACTCATGAAAATATAGAATTTTTAAGGAAGGTACTTCCAATGTCAGGTTTTTTTATATTAAATGAAACAGATAAAACTGGGGAAGAAACAAATTTTGGTATAAGACCAGAGACAAAATTATTTTCTGTAACCAATAATCTTGGATCTAAATTCAATAAGGCTTATTATGTATCCTCTATTGAGGAAGATAAGGAAGAAGAAGTTTGGTGTTTAGAAGTGGAAGAAGACAATTCCTTTACTCTTTCAAATGGTGTTGTAACAGGAAACTGTACCTCTACGCACATTATGCGTAATAAGGTGTTTCAGGAGATATTTTATCTAGGCCTTTGTGGCTGTGGCGTTGGTGGAGGGCTGCTTATCCCTTTTGTAAACAACTTGAGCAGAATACAAAAAAGAACAAATGGCACTGTAACATATATTGTTCCAGACACTATTGAAGGATGGGCAGACTCTTTAGGGGTTTTACTATCCTCTTATTTTGTAGATAAGCAACCATTCCCGGAGTATGCCAATTGCAAAATTAGGTTTGACTTCTCACAAATAAGAGAGAAGGGTTCCTACATCTCAGGTGGGTTTAAAGCTCCTGGGCCTGAAGGGTTAAAACAGTCGTTAGAAAAGATAGAACAACTCCTTGATAACTGGATAGATAAAGAAGGAGATAAAGTTCGTCCTATTTTAGCTTTTGATATTATATGTCATGCAAGTGACGCGGTGTTAAGTGGCGGGGTCAGAAGGTCAGCTTTAAATATGATAGTGGACCCCAATGATACAGAAATGATCTTAGCCAAGACAGGAAACTGGAGGCAGGAGAATCCTCAGAGGGCTAGAAGTAACAACTCTGTAATATTAAAAAGGGATCTGGCAACAAGAGAATTCTTTGAATATTTGGTCAACCTAAATGACGGGGCCAATGATATTGGATTCGTATTTGCTAACAGCTGGTTTGACATGTTCAATCCTTGTTTTGAAATATTAAAATTACCTTTAATATGTACTGAAGACTTATCAACTGTTACATATGATGAGGTGGAAGAATACGTTAAACGTAATGAAAACAACTTCGGAGTTCAGGGGTGTAATCTAACAGAAATTAATGCAGAGAAGTGTAAAACTAAAGAAATACTACTAAGGGCTTGTAAAGACGCTACCATACTTGGGACTCTGCAAGCCGGATACACCAACTTACCTTATCTGGGCAAGACAACAGAAGCTATATTTAAAAGAGAAGCATTGCTAGGAGTGTCTATAACTGGTTGGATGAATAACCCAATGTTATTTAATGCAGAACTATTGAAAGAGGCAGCAGCAGTTGTAAAGAAAACAAATAAAGAAGTGGCTGCTATCATAGGTATTAATCAGGCCGCACGTACTACTTGTGTAAAACCATCAGGTAATGCATCCGTAGTTTTAGGTACAGCCTCAGGTATACACCCAGAGCACTCCCAGATGTATTTCAGGATAATGCAATTAAACAAAGAAGCATCTACTGCCAAATGGTTAGAAGAAAATATGAACTTCTTACTAGAGGAGAGTGTATGGAGTTCTACCAATTCAGACTACGTGGTGTTTGTACCGGTAGAAAATCCTAAAGAAGGCTTATACAAGAAAGATGTCAAAGGTGTTAAGCATCTAGAGTTGATAAAGCTTGTACAAGAGAACTGGGTTAATGAAGGAACTAATAAAGAACTATGTCTCTATCCCGGAGTAAGCCACAATACATCATGTACAGTGATTATAGATGACAAGCAAG